GCGAGTGATAGTAGATTTGGTATATTATCTAAAACAGGTGCTGATGCTAAAAAAATGTTTACAGATAAAGTAGTACCAATTAGTATTAATTACCCATTTTTCTTTAAACCAATACAAGATGGTATGGACAGGCCAAAATCAGAGCTTGCGTATAGAGTACCAGCTAGTAAGTTTACAAGAAAAAAAATAACAGCCAACGAGCAGTTAGAAGATATACAAGGATTAGACACAACTATAGACTGGAAAAATACAGGCGATAATAGTTATGATGGTGAAAAACTAAACTTGTTAGTACACGATGAAAGTGGTAAGTGGGAAAGACCTGATAATATATTAAACAACTGGCGAGTTACAAAAACGTGTTTAAGATTAGGTAGTAGAATAGTTGGTAAGTGCATGATGGGATCAACATCAAACGCTTTAGACAAAGGTGGAGACAATTTTAAAAAATTATATTATGCATCAGATGTCACTAAAAGAAATAGAAATGGCCAGACAAAATCTGGTTTATATTCTTTGTTTATCCCAATGGAATGGAACTACGAAGGATTTATTGATGAGTATGGAGTTCCAGTATTCACTACTCCTGACACAGACGTGTTTGCCCCAGATGGTGAACTAATAGATGTAGGTGTAATAGATAGTTGGCAAAACGAGGTTGATGGATTAAAAGACGATCAAGACGCGTTAAACGAGTTTTACCGTCAGTTTCCAAGAACTGAAGAACACGCGTTTAGAGATGAAACAAAAAATAGTATATTTAACTTAGTAAAAATATACGAACAAATAGATTATAACGAAGGTATAGGTAATGACGCTGTTATATCAAAAGGTAATTTTCAATGGGTTAACGGCGTTAAAGACACGCAGGTAATATTTTATCCAGATCCAAAAGGTAGATTTAATATAAGCTGGGTGCCACCAGTTCACTTACAAAATAAAATAGTATCAAAAAACGGTATTAAATATCCTGGTAATGAACACATAGGTGCTTTTGGTTGTGATAGTTATGATATATCAGGTACAGTAGATGGTAGAGGTTCTAACGGTGCTTTACACGGTTTAACAAAGTTTTCTATGGAAGAAGCACCTTCTAGTTCTTTTTTCTTAGAGTATATAGCTAGACCACAAACAGCAGAGATATTTTTTGAAGATGTGTTAATGGCACTAGTTTTTTATGGCATGCCTTTACTTGCTGAAAATAATAAACCTAGATTATTATATTACTTAAGACGTAGAGGTTACAGAGGTTATAGTATGAACAGACCAGATAAAGTTTGGAATAAACTTTCTGCAACAGAAAAAGAAATAGGTGGTATACCAAACTCTAGTGAAGATATAAAACAAGCTCATGCGGCTGCTATTGAAATGTATATACAAGACAAAGTAGGTTTACAAACAAATGGTAACTACGGTAAAATGTATTTTAATAGAACTTTAAACGATTGGGCTAGGTTTGATATAAATAAAAGAACAAAGTTTGATGCTGCGATTAGCTCAGGTTTAGCTATAATGGCTTGTAATAGACATTTATATGCGCCAAATGCTAAAATTGAAAAACAAAAAGTAAATATAAACATATTCAAATATGAAAACAAAGGGAATATGTCTAAAATAATTAAATAACAAATATGTTAAAAAAAGGTTATCAAGGTAGTTTTCCAAGTCAAGTTGTAAGTGACATAGAAAAAATGTCTGCAGAGTACGGGTTGCAAGTTGGTAAAGCTATATCTAGCGAGTGGTTTGCTAATGGTACATATAACAATAGATATTTAGATACTTCTAATAATTTCCATAACCTTAGACTTTATGCTAGAGGAGAACAATCAATACAAAAATATAAAGATGAATTATCTATAAACGGTGATTTAAGTTATTTAAACTTAGATTGGAAGCCGGTACCTATTGTGCCTAAGTTTGTAGATATAGTTGTAAATGGTATAGCTGAAAGGATGTATGACGTAAAAGCTTATTCACAAGATCCACATGGTGTAAGTAAAAGAACAGAATACATGGAGTCTTTACTAGGAGATTTTCAAACAAAAGATTTAAACGCTTTAGTTGAAGAAACTTTAGGTATAACTCTTAATAAAAACGATAAGTCAGTAATACCTGCTTCAGAGCAAGAGTTAAATCTTCATATGCAGCTTACATACAAACAGGCTGTAGAATTAGCAGAAGAACAAGCTATAAACACATTGTTAGATGGCAACAGATACGAATTAATAAAAAAACAGTTTTATTATGATTTAACAGTGTTAGGCATTGGTGCTGTTAAAACAACGTTTAATACCAGCGAAGGTGTTAAAATAGATTATGTTGACCCAGCACACCTTGTTTATTCTTATACTGAATCTCCTTATTTTGACGATATATATTATGTTGGTGAACTAAAAGAAATACCAATAAACGAGCTAGTAAAACAATTTCCAGAATTAACACATGAAAATCTGGAAGAAATATTAAATGACGCTGGTAACAAAGACATGTATAGGTACGGTGGTGAATACGGAGATAAAGACGTTAATAAAGTTCCAGTATTATACTTTAATTATAAAACTCATATGAACGAGGTTTATAAAGTAAAACAAACTAGAACAGGTGCAGACAAAGCTATAGAAAAAGATGATACGTTTAACCCACCTGAAAATAAAGATGGAGATTATAGTGCTTTAAAAAGATGCGTAGAAGTTTTGTTTGAAGGCGCTATGATATTAGGGAGTAGTAAACTTCTTAAATGGGAAATGGCTGAAAACATGATGAGGCCTAAAAGTGATTTTACTAAAGTAAAAATGAATTATGCTATTACAGCTCCAAGGATGTATAATGGAAAAATAGAAAGTTTAGTTAGTAGAGTTACTGGTTTTGCTGATATGATACAGCTTACACATTTAAAGTTACAGCAGGTAATGTCGCGTATGGTTCCTGATGGTGTTTATTTAGACGCAGATGGTTTGGCTGAAATAGACTTAGGTAACGGTACTAACTATAACCCACAAGAAGCGTTAAATATGTTTTTCCAAACAGGTTCTGTTATAGGTAGGTCAATGACCGCAG